CGGTCCTAACATGCTGAATTTGTACAGCCGCAACATCAATTGCAATGCGGTTGTATATACTTGCTACTATGGAACGTTCGTTGGTAATGTTTAGTTTCGTCCTATCTGGGCGATAAGAAAACCCGCCATTCCAGCCATCCCATTTGGTGTACTGTCGTGTCGGGGCTCTACCAAGAAAAGCGTTCCAAGCATTCTGAAATCTTGTTAACACTTCTGCCATTTTGAATTTTCCTTTTTATTAGGTTAATCTAACTTTCTTACTATCAGGTACACCATACTTATCTTGGAGGTCACCTAATTTCATGTTTTTATACGCATCTACTGCAAAACCTGCGGCGTTAATGGCTGCTCCTGTCACCGGAGCTGCTGCTATACCTAATAGCCAAATAGGGTTACTTGTCATAGCGGCAACCGCTGCAGAACCAGTCGCCACAAGAACCGGAGGTATGACCATTCTAAGTACTGATTGAAAACCTATCTTTCTTGACTCTTTTCGTATAGTCATTTCAGCACTTTCTGACTTATCTTTGGTAATGCCCTCGGCTTTATTTTTCTCAAAATCCCTATTAATTTTACGTTCCATCCTATCTTTATAAGATAAAACGTATCTTTTTTTTCCTTTATTGGTTAAACTACCGTCTTTGTTCTGAAAACGCCTTATACCCCACTTTTGGCCCTTAATACCATGATGGGACAGCTCGTTTTCAACGTTTGGCAAATATCTAATTACCATCACATATACTCCTCTGTATGTAATTTGTATGCTACATAAGCGTCCATCAATGCTGCGACATTATCTATCTTAGCATCATGCCTGAGCTTAAGGAGCTTACGGTTGCCGTTTGTATCTTCTAGAGTTATACAATTTCCCATGGCAAATTGCATAAGTTCTTCATCAAACAAAAGCATTCTTTCCTCTGCTAATATCTTAATTTCTCCAAGAGGGACAGACTCAGTTTTAGCTCCCTGTATTACTTTCTCAACACCGAATGGCCCATTCTCAGATTCCCATCTCTCAACAAACTCTTTAGCGTTGTATGGGTCGAAACCAAATGTTCTGACATCGTAATTGTTGTCCATAATATGCGCGTCAAGATCCTCATAGACCTGCATCATATCTAGGACAATCCCTTCCATAATAATAAGACTACCTTCACGAATGAAATCCTCGTATTTGAGTCTCATTGCTAAAGGTAGTTTGTCTAATGTTAGTTTAGTTATATAGCTTCTGGTCTTAACGCCAAAACCGCCATTAGCCAAAGGAAATAGAAATGTAAATGCGCAAAAGTCATCTCCTTGTGATAAATCTGCGCCTAGGCTACATGGCATGTTCCAGAAATTTCTCTTACGCTCATGAACAAGAGTTTCTTCATAAGTAAAGAAATAGGTATAACCTTCCATAGGTATACCAAATCTTTTAGCTAAAATATCATTACGAGTAGCAGGCGCTTTTTCAGCTCGTTCAACATCAAGTTGATAAGTCTCATAGCTAACTGTTTCACCAAGATTTGGGTTAGCCTTAAGCCACATTTCAGGTTGATTAACTTCATCGATACTATCTAATTTGTAATGCCATATAGATACATGCTTATTGACGTATTCGCCTTTCAAAATATCCATAAGTTCCATCTTAACTGTATCGCCTATACCGTTACGCACAGTTCCTTCAGAACTTATAGCTATTATTAAGTAATCGTTAACACTTGCAGCACCACCTTGCTCTTTTCTTGAGCCCTGCTCTAATGCTCCTATAGGATCCTCTCTCAATTCACCCGAAAGCCACTCGTCCAATGTTGCCACTTTACAGTTTAGTCCCTGTAACTTGTCTATGGATAATGGCCTAATTTCTATCAAAGAATTAGTAATATAATTCTGTATACCTTTCTTTGTAGATGCTAATTTTGGCTTGCTGCGCCCGCTGCCATTTGTAGCTTGCTGTGAACCTTCAGTTAACATCTTAAACAATGGACCAGGTGCTTTTGCTATTGCTGTACGAATTGGTGATAGAACCTCTTCTGCTTGTGTCATCGTTGGCGCAACTGTAATTTGATATGTCGTATTTGGATCGCAATTTAGAAAATATGATTGCATGTATGAGGCATACATTGACTTAGCGCCGCCTCTGGCAACAATAAGATACTGCTTATTAATAAGACGCTTTTTTTCTCTTATAGTCACATAGCGCTTGACATTTTTGTCATAAATTTTCTTTTCTTCAAAGTACCACCAGCCAAATATCTGCTCGCTCCATACTTTGAATGAATCTAACAGCTTAACACGACTACCGTTTCGGAGTGTCATTTCGTTTTCGCAATACTTTATAAACCCTTCGACTTTCTTATCGTCATAATAAATATCTGGGTCAGCAATTAGGTCATCTATGCGGTTCATTTCCATAGAAACTTCTCTGCATACAGGTATTTCACCGTTCAGAACCCTTTCTCGAAATTCCCCATAATATTTGGGTACTGCAGTATTGCTTAACATGCTTTATTCACCCCATTTATGTTTCTCTTTCTCTCTAAATTAAAATATTTCGTCTTTTAGTTTCTTTAATGCTTTTGCAGCAGCTACAGAACCCACTACAACTGCTGCTGTTGCCAACGGCAATGTTAATGCAAATATAGGAGCTGGCATAGACATAGCCGCAGAAACCGCTGCTTCGCCAATAGCTGCTAATTTAGTAGATAAAGGAACCCCACCTGCGGTGGCTTTAACTATAGCTTTAGCCCCCTGCCAAGCAAAGGCGGCAGCAGATCCTGCTACAGCAGCTTTAACTAGTGGACTACCTTTAGATGGCCTATACCGTCTATTACCCTCAGGTGTATAAGTTTTATTGGCATATTGGAAACGGCGTAGACCTTTCTTTTGTCCTTTTATACCAAAATGGTATAGCTCATCTTTTCTCATATTGTTTCCTTATGAATTCTTTTTTTCTTTCTCTTTATTCAAATGAGAATAGTTTCCTTTCCTCATTTGACGTAAGTAATATTCGTTTTCTTTTATAGACTTTTCTGTTTCTGCTATACTTTTATGCTCATTTAGAATATTCATATACTTGCTGTTTTTCTCTTTATCGGCTTTAAGTCCATTAATAGTTTTAACAGCACCACCGACGTCATTAACTGCTTTAGCTATAGTACCAACTGCTTGTGCTGCTTTAGCAATCTTTTCTATTGTACTTATAGCTTTTTGCGTTTTGTCGTAATTTGAACCACCTGGTGCATAAGAATTCAAAGATTTGGTCATATCAACTCTGCTAAGTGCTCTTGCAAGTTCTTCATCGGTTAACTGGCCTTTAATCTTTCTTATTTCTTTTTCATCACCAGAACGAATAATTGCTTCTTTTCTTTCTTGCTCTGCTTTCTTTTTTGCCTTGGCCTCACGGAGCATCTTTGCTTTCTTTTTATCTTTCATTGTTTGGATCAGACCTTTTCTTTTCTTGCCAACGTTAGTTAAACTACCGTCAGCATTTTGATAACGCCTTACTCCCCATTTCTGACCTAAGATGCCATGATGAGTTAACTCATCTGAGGCCGGAAGCCTTCTTACTACCATGAGAACCTCCTAATAAAAATAAGAGGCCGACTTTTTACGGTCAGCCTCTCGTATTTTTTAGCTTACTCAGCTATTCATTTCGTTAAGCCAGTTAATATAGACCATACGTTCATTTTCATCTTTAGCCATGCTGAGACGCTTTTCTATTTCAGATTTAAGCATCGGGTCTGCATGTCCTGAACGTCTATTTGGGTATGATCTAGATGACATTCTCACGTTATAACGTGCTCCACTAGAATTTTGGCTATAGTTACGATTAGAATATCCGTCATTATACCCATAAGATCTACCTCCTCGGTAGTCATCTTCTGGGTCAACACTATTCATCATAACGCTTCTCTCGATGTGCTCTATGGACTTAAGCATCTTTTCAAGATTGCAGATATCTTCTGCACTCCATCCGCCAGAGTTGCGGCGTACATCCAAAAGTCCCTGCACCTCTTCTACTAGAGCATCTTCGCACTCCATTAAAATATCTTCCATAAGTTGCCTCCTTAATAAGTTACATCTAGATCAGGTCTAGTAATCGCTATTAAAGGCGAGCGAACTAAAATATCCTGAGTGCTGGTGTTAATTAGTGACAATGACTGGCAACAGCCATTCCAAATATCTATAGGCATATCTACAGATACGTTGAAATACTGTTCTACAGCTGCTGGTGTAACGACCATTTCACTAAGAGGAACCACGGTTCCATCAAGGGATAAAGATAGCGAAATTTCTCCAGCAGTCCCACCGGTAGGTATAGCAATATTAGCTTTAACGTTTACATCGTACAATGCAGAATTACCTGCTTCGCACATGCAACCGCAGCTGTATATCATATCCTCCCAAGGTGTCCAACCGCTTAAAGTAAAATTACCAGTTCCTTCACGAAAACGTACAAAACCTCTATTGCAAGGTACAAGTATGTCAGTAAAGACTACCGGCAATTTGCTAGCGACTGTCTGTACTATGTTGTTACATGCAACCATACAGCCACCTCCTTATCCTACTCTCCTGCATCCATTAACATAAAATGGTGAAGGGCAGCAATTTGGATTTGGAACTGTATACGCAGGTATAGCAGGCGGATTCAGATACTGTTCGAGGGCCGCTGTCTGAGCTGCATTATCAGCCAGTATTGCAGCAGTCTGAGTGTTCTGAGTTTCTCTAAGATTTGCCATTGTAAGCTGCTGCTGAAGTTCAGCAATCTTGTCATTCTTGGCATCTAGCTCAAGCTGACAAATCTTATCCATTATTGTTGTAAATCCTCTATTAGTAGAATCTACAAGAGCCTGGGTATTGGCTGTCTGCTGTGTCATGAGGTCTCTTATACCTTCAGTAAAAGCAGCTCGGTCCTGGCAATTCTCTGTTGCTACCGTGTATTTCAGGTCAGCAATCTGAGAACGATTTTCACAACAGCAATTCTGCTGCTGCATAGCGATGTTGTTAATCATGCTTGTGAGGTTTGCCTGTGTATTACATCTAGACACCTCTGCATTAGCGAAGCCATTTGAAACAGCTGTCGTGAGATTATTCATCCCATTCATAACAGCACTCTGGTCAAAGCCACGCTGAACATCGCTAGCAACTCCGTTTCCGTTGTTGCCAAAACCACCCCAGTTTCCACCAGTGAGTGCAAACAGCATAATGATGACTAACCACCATGCTCCGTTCCCACCAGAGAAACCATCTCCATTGCCCATTATAGCGGCAATGTCTGCGGCACTAAGTCCGCCATCTCGAAGAATAGACATTTGTCACTTCCTCCTAAAAATATTATTTGCGTCCAACTATTAAATCTGCTATAGCCGCAAATTGCTGAAATTGTTCTGGAGGTATCTGGTTTTTTATCTCCATCCCAACCTCTTGAGGAGAGCGAGTAGTTGACTGCTGGTATTGTTTCTCAAATATCCCTAGTCTTTCTTTAGCTCCGTTTACGCCGCCTAACAGATCTAATAAGTTGATACTGCCATTTTGAAACATGTCAATCACCCTTTCACATTAGGACTTGTTAAGTCCTCTAAAAACTTTCTAAGTTCTGCAATCTCACCTGATAATGCTTTAACATCTTCTTTTGTAGCGTAATTCTCTAAATTTTGTTCCATCATGTTTGACTGATACTGAGGCATTTTCTCTTTGATGTCAAATGCCCTGAACAAGTTTGTCATTCCATTTGCATCTGTGCCTCTCATGAACATTTCATTAGTATCACTAGATAAAAGCAACACTGTAGAGCCTGGTTCCAGGCCATAGTTTAACGCAGATTCCTCTCCACCGCTTATACTAATAAGCCCATTCTGTGGATTTCTTCCCGGTGGTTGTGTAGTTGACTGGTAATTACCAGCATTGTATGCATAAGGGTTTGTAACCGAATTAAAAGGTGTCATTATTTAGTCTCCTTCCAGTAATAAATCACGGTTTCATACCCACAATCTCCAGTGTCGTAGTAATTACCGTCCACAACAGCAACAACATGCTCATCAGTTGCCACTAAGTATTTTCCATAAGGATTGTCTTTACAGAAATCTCTTATGGTATAACAATTCGGACAAGTATTACTAACTGGGTATCTTTTGAAACCGAACTTTTCCAAATATGAATTCCATACGGCATTAGTAGACGGCATCATGTGCATAAAGCCGCCTTCAACACATACGCCTACATAGACCTCTTGCCAACTCATATCTAAAACTTTTGAAACCGCTCTAACAGTGCAGTCATTTGTTAAAAGATAATCTGGATTTGGGTTGTAATAAATATACATTACTTTTCTTCTTTATCATCTGACTCTTTATTAATTTCTTTGCTCTCTGTAGCTAAGGCTTTCTTAATAAAGTTAGGTATTGGTACACCGAGCTTTTCAAGGTTCTCACAAATACTTATTAACTCCATAATAATTAAGTATAATGAGATACCACTGCTTACGGCAGCTGGTAAGCTTAAACCAGTAACAAAAAGCTCGCCTATGAGTATTACACAAATCTCGCCAATCTTCTTAGCAAGACCTTTGCGCAATATTGAGGACTTAACTTCGCCTTTTAGCCAAGCGTTTAGCAAACCAGTAATAATGTCTATACCCATTAGTATAATAGGTATCATTATTACCCACATTTCGTTTGTAAAGTGAAATTTGGATACAAGTTCCTGCATCTCTTCCATTTTGACCTCCTATTATTTAGGGTCTGCCATCATATACAGACGCCAATATGATTCATCTTTAGTTTTGGAAAGTGCATCGCACATAAATGAATTTGAAGGAGGATCCCAATTCAGTCGTACTTTTGTAAAAATATACTCTCTAGCTGAGGACATCTGGGACACATTGGAAACCAGTTGGCTCCAAGTTTCATTATAGCCAGTAATAATAAAGCCTTCATCTGGTCCTACTGCAATCTGCGTTAGATCACTTATAGCTGCATTAATATGAGAAATCAACTCTGGGTCAAATGCTGTATCTTCTACTAATACTCCAAGCATCTTTTTAATTGACTCTAAGATACTCTCCTCCATAGTGTGTTCTCCTTATTCCTCTACAATGTCAACAAATTCGCTCATTACAAAACCAAATTTATTATCAAACTTTATACGATACCAGCCAGGAAGCTCTTTACTAATAACAACTCTTGTATCTTTGGTTATTACTTTGATAACGTTGTCTCCCTTTTCAGGATCTTTTCTGACATTAAGTTTCTTAGCAGTTACTATTCCGATCTTGTTCTTCTTTACAGGTTCTTTTGCCGCTTTAGCTTCAGCAACCTGCCTAGGCTTTGTGTAGTCTGTTCTCTTGGTATTCATTTCATTCTCCTTTACCATAGTTTTGTGTCTCCAGGATACCTTTCGACTAAAGTTTTTGTCTTTAGTATTGTGTCATCGCCATAGTGTATAGCATTATGCATTTCATGAGAGACACAAACTAAGTATTCAGGGTTCAAAATATCTGGGTTTCTTTCTGTAATGTCGTCTATAAGAATTGGGTTAATGTGGTGGACTAATATCCGTCCGACTATAGGGTAATCTTGTAAGCCCATTTCGAAACCGTTGTCTCTAACCATCACTTTTCTTCTTACTGACTGCCATTCAGGGGATGTGTAGAACATCTGATTCAAATATCGATCAAAGCCAAAGGTCTCTATACCAACATGGCCCTTCAACATTAAATATCTAAACCTTTCTTCTAAAGTATTTAGCTTCGAAAGTTCTGTATAAGTTCTAATCATCCTCTTCATCCTCATTATCATTGCCAGTATATATAGCAAAGGCTTTAATAGCTTCTCTATACAGCTGTTCAGCATTGTCTTGCTCTTTAATTGAAGCTGACTTAGCTCTTGCAAGCTCAACTTCAGCTTCAAGCTTTGCTTTCTCAAGCTGCATTCTTGTAGTACCTAACTTGAGGTAATGCAGCAGCAGTGTATCTGATGCTGTTCCCTCTTCAATCCTCTTTTCAGCTAGGTCTACTGACTTTGCAATCATTTGATTTTCTCTAGATTCTAATGTTAGAGCAGGAGGGCTTTTTGGTTTAGTAACTTTTTCACTTTTCCTTCTCATTAAATATCACTATTCCTTTCAAACCAACTAAAACTCTATAAAAGTACATAGCCATGCAATTGATGGAGATCAAAATCACTAATATAGGTAGCAGTTATGGGAGTAACTTTAATACTTTTACTAGAAGGAGACATAATGATACAAGCATAACTATGTACTTCTATAGAGTTTTAGTTTAGTTTTAGTATAGTTTTTAGTAGAGAAATATCCGTCATAATTGGCATTTTATGCCTAACACTGTTAAACCCTTTTTACAAAATATCCGTCGGAGGATTTTTAAAGACCAGCCGCGATTGGTAGGGGGGTATATTTGTAAGGACCCCCTCCCCCTGTCAAAGAGTTTGAGAAGCCCAGGTCTCCTGTCTAAACTTCTCAAACTCATTTAACATTTTATTCATCAACTTCTACTTCTTTTGTTACTTTCTTATAAACTTGCAATGGATTTATTTCAATAATTTCATCAATTGCTCTTTCTATCTCTTTCATATTCTGCTCGCTTGAAAGAAACTGGGATGTTTTTGCAATGCGAGCCAGGTATTCTGACGAATTGTAGCCTCTTGAATGATCAAAAGCAAACCATTTGTCATAGTCATCAATTGGATCAAACGGGTTGTCAATTGTTGTTAAGGCGTACACTGTCATCTTCTTTTGTTCACTCATAAGATTGCAATTCCTTTCTTAAAAGTATGTTAAAACAAATGCTATTTTTTATTAGCAAACTTGTTTATTGTAGATGTAGATACACCAAACTGCTGTGCTACTTCAGCTTGTGTAAAACCAGCAGCCAACATTGCCTTAGCTCTATTAACCTGTGCAGATGACAACGCATTCTTTTCTTTATGAGGTGTTGCTAACTTCTTAAGCTCTTCATCATCAGTATTAGCAAAGATCTTAGATAGCTTAGTTTTACTAATTGCCCCTGCCTGTATTGCTTCCCATTCTTTAGGTTCTATCTTGATAGGTGTTTTCTTAGAACCAACTTGGGCCCTTGCATCAGCTAAGGCTCGGTTAGAAACCTTTTTAAGCTGGTCCTTATCTGTTTTTAGCTCAGGGTCATCAGCTTTCTTTGCAGCTATCACCTTATTTGCTATCATTTGAGCTTGCCTTTCAAGGGGTGCATTTAATAAAGCGGTCTTTAATTTGTTGTCAAGGGACTTGACTTCCTCAGCGTACACCTTTGCAGCTGACGGGGAGTACTTTTGATCCTCCATGGTACGGGCTTCTTTTCGTGCTGCATTGGCTAAGGACTTCAACTTATTAGCATGATCAGCATAGATTTCTTCCATTGGTGTACCTGAAGAAAGCTCCCTGGCATCTTCTGCCTCTGCCATCTTGGTGGAGGACTGCTTTCTCTTGGTCTCCTTAAACTTAAGACCGGCGGTTCCTTCTGGAACTACCCCAGTCTCCTGGTACTCCTTCTTAGCTTCCTTGTATGCATCCCATTGCTCTTGGGTGAACTCTTTCTTGCTATCTTTCCACTCTTTCTTTTCCTCAGGTGTCATGTTCTTCCATGCAGCCTTCTCTTCAGGTGTCATGGACTTAACTGAGGTGTCAGGTTCAGCTTTAAGAAAGTCTACATTCTTTTTCTCTTTGTATACTTTCTTACCTTCAAGCCAGTCCTTACGCTCTTGTTCAGTAAGTGTCTTGTCATTAGCACTGGTTACTTCTCGCCTAATGTTAACATGCTCTTCACTAGAAGCCTTTGATATGAGTGTAGATGCTCCCTTGTTAGCACCACCTTGGTACTTTTCTTTCAGATAAGCGATGTTACATTCCTTGTATGCTCTTCGCCAATCTAGATTATGCTTCTCAGCATCGATAACAACCATGGAATACTTAACAGCATTAGCTAAGTCGGCATCATTTGCTCCTCCAATGGTCATGTCAGTTATTAGATTAGTAACCTTACCCATCTCTGCCTGCTTATGGAAGCCATTATTAGGGCCAGTCTTAGGCATACCTTTGTATGCTTCATAAGCTTTCTTGTCGTCAAAGTCTTTAAGTGCATCAAGCCTGCCTTTAGTTTTTATTGTTTGATTATTAGATGGTAATACAACAACAGTATCGCCATCAAAGTCTGCACCTGACAGCTGTTCTGCTACATTAGCATTTATTCCAACGGCAGTTCTTTCATGCCCGATGATTTCTTTACCTTTCTTGTTATTGTTGTTAACAATAAGCCTAGGTATTTCAAAGGTTCCACCATGCGGATACCTTATTAGGCATACTTCATCACCAGTATTGTAATTAGGTGCATAAATTTCATTGTCTTTGAGAGATGTTATTGGCAGTATAACATGAGTAGCTTGACCTGGTAGTGGTGCAGCTTTAAGATGCACTGCTGCAGAGTCACATCCATCAGCAAACTCTTCAAGTAGTTTCTTTTTCAGAGTAGGATTTGTTAATTCATTAATTTCATCAAACTCTTCTTCTTTTGCATCATATGCGAGACCTAATTGCCTTTTTGCTAGTGATCTTGTCTGCTTAGACAAGAACTGTGAAGCTAAGTTCTTGCTCCACTTATCCCAGTCCTCATCTTCATTAACGATGTTTACTGCTGACTGATGTACTTTGCCATCTTCACCAATATAATCTCCAACTCTCTTTATTGAAGCACCAAATGGCTTATCCCAATCAATCTCATCGGTCTCTTCGCCATTCTTTTTAACTTTCTCAAGTTTCTTAAGCGATCCATAAACTCCTTTTTCAATTGACTTAGAAGAATTATAAATAATATCTTGTCCATCTTTGAAATCCTTGGGATCACCATATACAGCCATGCCTTTCAAATAATGAGTGCCATCAACCATTATTCTTACCTGGGCATAGTTATTTTCACCAAGCGACAGATCTGCAACGCCAGGCCTTATTTCAATAAGTCCATCTTTTTCAGATCCACCTTCTTCTGCATACTTAATGTTAACTCTGTCTAAAGATATACCAACAGGTTTAGGTATCTTCTCAAAATATGTTTTATCATGTGAAGGCTGAACACCTGTAACTGGTTCGACATTGTCCATGTTAGATATAACATCTTTCCATTCGGTTCCTTCTTTAGCCAGAACTTTAATGGTTGTATTTTTACCAGTTCCAACCTGCTTTACAAAGAATGTATGCTCGGTGTAACCTTCATCTTGCAAAACAGCCATAGCAGCTTTGAGTTTGGTATCTGAGCAATTTAATGCTGTTTCAGTACCAATACCAACGTCTAAGTATTTACCATCTTTTGCTTTTTCTTCGACTTGGTTTTTAAGAACCTCTGCTAAGGCTCTGGTCGATTCCATTCGCTCTTTACGGTTAGGATCAAGCCAAGTACGAACAGTGGATTCTGGAACTCCCATTTCTCTTCCTATAGCAGTTGCACCCATTTGACGTTCATTCCTCAAATATAATGCTCTTGAAATGTTTGCCTTCTCCTGCTGTTCTTTTCCTATTGTGACATAGGCCCTTAACACAGAAGTATTAAAAGTACCGTTTCCGCCATAGTATGTTTCATCAAAATACTTAATTATTTGTGATGTGGACATACCTTTGTCTTTTAATGCTTTATACTCTCTATAAAAACCAGTCTTGTCATGCTGAAAGGGGTTTTCACCTGAGCCATAAGGGAAACGACCAGAATGGTATTTGGTACCGTAGTGTGTTAAATCACTCATAGCTCTTCTCCTTTCATTTCAGATATAATTCTGTCGCATGTAATGATCTTGTCCATTATTGGAAGTATGTCTTCTGCTGTCGGTTCAAATATAATTTTTTCATCGTTCTGGTATAGCCTTAATTCCATACTAATATTGTTTGGTTTATAGTTATACTCCAAACAAAAAAGAGCAGCATAAATTTCTAACTGCTCCATGTGTGCTGGTGTTACACCAGTCTTTAAGTCATGTATTCTAAGAAAGTTTTTCTTAAACGAAATAGCATCTGCGGTTCCAAAACAATTGTCAGAAAAATATAATACTTGTTCTGTCTGCATCTTATAACCTATTCCATCATTGACATACATGTTTAATGTTTGATTTGTTCTAGGCAATTTAATACCTTCGTCAATTAATTCAGCTGCTAAAGCGTGTAATCTAGTACCTCGCTCTGAAGCTTTCCAATTGTGGTATCTATCTCGAAGTTTGTCCTCTGTGTAATTTAACCAGTGGAACTGGCTAGCGCTTAGAAACGCGTGTCTTCCTTCGAGGTTGTAATGCGGATTGAAGTTCATCTAAAACAGCCTCCTTGTTTTCTGGATATATGAACGAGGCATATGACATCTCACTTAGTTTTGAAATATAATATTCCTGGTTTGGTCTTTTACTTTCCTTCTCAGATCTCTTGCATTCAAGCATAGCCCATTTGTCATTGTAAAGTACTGTTAAATCAGGAATACCCTGAATATACTTCGAATCATTCTTCATAATGATGCAACCAGGAAATCGTTGTTTGATTTCATGAATCAGTTCTGTTTGAAATTTACTTTCTTTTTTCATATGAACTTCTCCTTAAAAAATAGAGAGAAAGTAAAAAATGACATTTTTATTTCTTCCTTTCTATTATAGGGCGTGTTTTTAGTGCGATGATAAAAAAGCTCGTTCATTAAAGTTCTTTTTATTTTGCAAGGCTTTTCTTATAGCTAAGTCTATAGGCGAGCTACTTAAAATATAATAGTAATATAGATCAGTATAAGGTGTGTTCATCCTATCTATTCTGCCTGCGGCTTGTATCATGAGCTTATAAGAATAGTTAAGCGAGAAGAATATAATTGTATCTGATGTAATACAATTCCATCCTTCTGCGCCAGCAGTATACTGTACCAAATATAACCATTTATTTTCATTAGGAATTGGCTCATGTTTATGGCCATTCCATTCAGCAAATATAATCTCATTTTCAGTACAATAATTTCTAAGTATCTCAAGCTCATAATCAAAGTTGTAGAATATAATTGCCTTCTTATGCTTCTCTAGTAACTCGGTTAGTCTATCTAATCTAGATGGATCAGCATTGGCAACTCTTCTAAGCAAATAGCATAACTCAGAAGCGTTCTCAATTGGCTTGTCTTCAAATATGTTCCATCTGTATTTGAATAGACTTTTGAATTGTTTCCTATCGTACTCAGCTAAAATATAATCTTTATGTGGATGTGTCTTACGCTCATAATGCATTAGCACAAGTATTTGGCTTCTAAATCGCTCAAGTCTTTTAGTCTCAACAAAACGATCAATTTTTGGAAAGTTTGTAAACTGATTGTATATTGCATGCCTATTCAGAAATTCAGTTCTATTTTTATAAAAGCCATTAGCAATAAATACTGGAATATAATCTTCCCAATTGTCTCCTGGTGTTGCACTAAGCAAAATCCATTGATTGTTTTTTGTTATTCTAAGAAAAGACTTAACCCAAGCACCTTTTCCAACAACTCGTTGCTCATCAAATATAAAAAATGCATTTGAGACTTGTTCATACTTGTGTATGTTGTTCCAGCTGTCTATAGTCACATTCACATCTAACGCAAAAGGACATAATTCTTTTTCCCAATCTTTAGTGTCTCTTTTTCTAGCAGTCGTAATAATATATAAGTCAACATCACGTTCAAGTGTTATATATGGAACCTGATCTGGCGAATTAATCCTTCCGCCGCACACTTTAGTAATATAATAAGAAATGGCAGTGAGGGACTTTCCAGTCCCAACACCGCCGCAAAGAATATTACCGTTGTGCAGTTTGTTAACTGCTTCTCTTTGATGCTGCTGCAGTTCAACCATATTATTCCTCTCCAAAGGTTTCCTCATCAAAGTTATATCTTCTATCAAATTCATCTTCAATAATAGTAAAGTAGCCTTTATTAAGATATGCTTTGATACCTGTTCTTCCTTCCATCTCATAATGATAAGGGCTAATAGCCAAATCAATCTTCTCAATCTCATCTCTATCAAGATCAGCAATCATATCTTCGTCAAGTCTTATCTGCCTTCTTCCACAAATCTTAACTACTGTAGGAGGGAAGTTGTCAAATCTAACAAAGACCTGAAGTCTATACTCCAAGTCACCATCTCTATTTTCACGCTCCTTAACATTCATGCCCATATTCATAAGTTCTTTAGCCTTTTCTTCAGTTAATGCAACCCAGAAGTTAGGCATAACCCCATTCTTATGATACTTGTCTGGATTACCAGCAAAATTTCTAAACATAATTCTTATTATGTCTTCGTCTTCAATGTAAACTAACTTTCTTGCTCTCTGCTCTCTCATAAATATAATCTCCTTATCTAATAAATTCTTCAACATCACAATATTCTTCGATAGATGCTCTTGCATCATCAACTAGTGTTCTGTAATAGCTCAAGTCAATATCATCTTCAAAATTTTGAGCTATATTGCTTTCCATCCAACGATAACCTTTTGTACCAGTAGCTGCATAATACTTACCATCTTTCTCACGCATAAGTAATGCGCCGCCACATCCAGGCTTAATTGGAGTAAACTTACCAACTCTACCAACAAAGTGATAATCATGTTCCCCTTCTGGTAGATTTTCATTAAAATCTAAATATAACGAAGTTGTAACTGACTTTGTTTCACACATATCATTAAACACAATTGGAGTTTTACTAAACAAAGTCTTAAACACATAAGGTATCTGAAACTGTGTTCCTGTAGCTGTCCAGGCGGTTTCAATCTTCTCACCTGTTGACAACTTAAACTTATGATTTCCATCAGCATATTTAGCAATATAAACAGCGTCATTAACCAAGCACATTTTCTCATATGTTGCTTCATGCTCAAATGTGTAGCCATATTGTTTACCATAATCTGTTACGAAAGATATAATTTCTTCATCAGCATTTGGTATCTTAATACTATCGGTCTTAATGTGTGCAACTGTGTAACCACGCTTCTGAACTTCATGCTTAAGATTAATCATAAAAAGAGCTCCACGTTTAGCCACAATGTTATCCACATTCCTTGGATCTTTGAACGGGTTATCAAAGTTAGCTGTTGTGAAGCCATAAATAGAATTTATAACAATCTTTAATGCATAAGCTAATTTATCTGCATCTTCATCTGTGGTCAAGAATTCTGCTAATGCGCCATCAAGCATAGTTCTAGCCTTTTCATAGTCATGATGCTTTATTGCTAATCTAGCGTCCAAAATATCACTAAATCTTTGAGTATATTCTCCAAATAAATTCAGATTTCTAATACTGTTTGGATGCATTGACGCAATATCTAACAACGCAACGTTATAATATACTCCAGGTTCAGAATATACATAGCCTCCTTCACCAGGATCTTCGCCCATATAAGACGATTTGCCATCCTTAAATTCATAGCCAGGAAACATTTCAGACAGGTCTGTATAAACTAACTCTGGATTTTTGTCATTACCAAATATAATTTTTGTTGCATGCTGCCTTGTTGTATTACCAACTGTTAAACCAGATAACTTAGCTAGCACTTCTCTAGCAACAAAATCCTGTGCACAAGCTTCTGCAACTTTCTCTGTAGCTATTACATCATTAGCACAATACTCGGCAATCTCTTCCCAGTGCTCTTCAGCTATTGGCTGATCCCAAGGATATGAGTTCTCCAAATGAAATATACCTAATTCTATCTCCCACTTTTTCAAACTCTGTTTCTTAGAACTATACTCATAAATATCAGCATAACTGAGATTATAAGCTTCACCAAACATAGCATTAGCACTGTTATTAATAATTTTCTGGCTAAGCTTAAATAGCTGTTCATTGTCGTACCCGCCAAATGTTTTTGCATACAAAATATGATTGTCATATCGCCTATTATTAAAGCCAACCAGTCTATAATTTAGTATAGGCTCTAACTCTTCAGGTGTAGGATTTATCATTTTTGTTACTGTGCCTTCACCTTTTATCTTGTGACAGACAACAAACAGATTTGGAAACACCTCAACATCAAAATATAATATTGGTGCATCTTCTGAGTATCCACCATCTTCACTTGGCTCGTCAGACTTAAATTTCATCTGACTAACTTGTTTAACACAATACTCAGCATTATGAGAACTATGCATAGCAAATGTCTCAACTGCTGGATACATGTCTGAAATATCATAGTGCAAACCACTATTGTACGCGTCATCAAGAATTTTCTTCATAAAGTCGATAGACGGCTTTGTCGCTCCCATAATCTCCTTGTTAAGGTTTCTTAACATGAGCTTTCTTAATGACTTTTCACTCTTTACACTTTCTTTATTTACCACTTTTGTCTCCTCCTTTAGTGGTAATCCGCTACTAATTGTCGCTATAGATACATTATTACATAAGGTCAGCTTCCTCCTTAAAGCTGATTTACCTTTATAAACCTTTACCTCAATATTTACATCATAAATTGAAGACAGCTTGCTAACATCGCCATCATAAATATAATGCAGATGAAGTCCATTACCTGACTGACTAACTTCTGCATATGTTGGCGGAAAGTTCCTAGCTGCTTCCAAATTCTTTTCTAAAGATTTTTCTCCTTTCTCGTCTCTCAAATCAAAATCTATGACAATATGATTTTCTGGTACACGAACATAATGTGTCTTTGATGTGACTATTGCAGTTAACGGAGTTGCAACATAGTCCCACGCATTAAACGGTGTTCCGTCATCTTTAGCATATTGTGCCGGCCTATCTGCTAATTCTTCATCAAGAAGACTTTTTTCGAATGCACAAAGCTTCAGCCAATTAGGCAATTCCATTTTGTCTACTACAGGATTTTTGCTACTTGATAAACGGTCTTTAATATAACCTACATAACAATTCCTATACTGAACACCTTCATGTCTATGTCTTGGATAGAAGTCTTTGAAGAACTCCATCAACTCAGTCTTAAACCTTACTCGGTCATAAGGGAACTTAATGCCACTTAGTTCAACATACTTCTTATACTTACCCCAAGCGTAATCAAGTGTAGTAAAGTCCTTCTCTTCAAACTCTGTAGCCATGTAGTCGATATAATCATAGAACTTATAAGTTTTAGCTATCTGCTTTGTTGGTCTATACTTGTCATAATAATGCTTATTACTCAAATATAATTCCAAGCAATGATTAGCAATACTTCCGAGCTCAAACTTAATTTGCTCCATCAGATCAATATACTCTTCAAAGCTAACCTTATTACCAGTTGGTTCTGCATCTATTATTCTTCTCGTTAAACCAGACTTAGCATCTGTAATCTCAACTGGAAGATTTGAAGCAATAACTAAAAAAGTATCGAACTTCATATGATACGGAGAACGATACTTTTCATCAATAGTCATCTCTTCATGAGAAACTAAACTATTAAGTTTACTATTATCCATGATACGGCTTAAATTACCATCGTGCTCAATAGCTATTCTTGGATTTGACTTGAACTGTGATAAACCAAATTGGTTGTTTCCAACAATTGCTTTGCTATCGAATGAAATATAATACCCTTCGAACAGCATCTGCATAATGTTAAGCATCGTTGACTTGCCACTACCTGCATCACCGGTGATTACCAAGAATTTCTGAATGTTCTTACTATCACCAGATAAAACTGCTCCTATACACCATTCAATCTTCATCAGTTCATCTTGAGAATATAATACTGATGTTAACTTCTGATAAGCTACTGGCTCTTTCTTAGAAAGATGATACGGTAATGTTTTTGTAGCATAGTCTTCTCTTTTAAGCTTTTGATTGTCAAATAATATATTGCTGTCTAATGGAGTATAAATATCAGGCATATCCTTCTGCACATATTCATGCCATTTCTTAATCATCTTTGTATCTGTGTCTTTAAGATATAACGGATGGACATCTGCACTTTCGCCCTTCATAATAATTTCATTAGTGGCTTTATAGATTTCTTCGTCTATCAAGAATATAATGTCGTTCTCGTCAGTCAACCACTTATTTGCTTCCTCACTCCAGACAGCATATACATTACTGCCTCGTATCATGAGATCTTTTGTTCTACCTACTAAGAATGTTGGGTAGACTTCTAAAATATCATTTTTAGCTTTGCTCTTGGATTCTTTTAGTTTTGTCCTTATTTCCATGAAGTCTAAACCCATGTTTTTATCCTCGCTTCCTAAAATATAATTTGTGCCACTTTGCCTGGCACATCTTAAAAACTTTTTCAAGTGTCAGTTTGCCTTATTTGCCACCCCTTAAATAAATAAATAAATAAATAAATTTTTTATTTTTAAAAAGGTTTTAAACCAAGGGTGGCACACAAAAGTGGCACAGTACACCCAAAAATACTAAAAAAGTGCCAAAAAAGCATCAAAAACTGTAATTTTCGACCAAAAACCAGTTCATTTGATACCAAATTTCCACTTTTCGCATGTCTTCCCGAGGCGAGTGAACCACCCATGCGCCCCCTCCACTACCGTCAAAATTGTATTTTCGGAGCTCAAAACGCTCCAAAATTTGCTCGCAAACTGGCACATTTATGCTATTGTTGGCACACTGATCCAATTTTAGGTTCTTCATCATGATCCAAAACCACTCAGAAGTCATGTCATCACCACATAAATCGGTCATAATATCAGTCTCACAACGCCTTGCAAGGGCTATAAACATCTCCAATTCGGAGCATGGTTTACCCATAAATTCATGAATAACACCATACTCCTCCTCGAATTCAAACCTCAAATCAAGGCCATCACAAGCCCGATTACTGTCATTACCAACAAAAGGACGGAAGTCTCTATCTAGCATTAAATTAAACAGAATGCTATAGCTATCATCGCAATCGACAATATCCATCAGCCACTGCAAATACTTCTCTCTTTTAGTCAAATATAAATCACCACCTTAATCTTCGGCGTAACTACCCTCTTCAAGAAGGACTTCAAAGTCGCAACCCATGCGCTCATTACGTACAAAGACTGTGTCTGACTCGTATTCACCAAAATGCTCAAGTGAGCTTCTTCCAATAGTAGTTTCAATATCCATTATTTCCTGTTCATCTGTAAGCAGCATGTCATTACCACGCCAATATACAAGAACACACTTATCAAAACCATGGAAATCTTCAGAATATAAATCAGGACCAATTACATAAGGTTTACTTGCCCTCTCTTCGCGAGGATACTCGTCATGAATAATATAACTATCTTCGGCATCATCTTCTTCATTATACTCGTTCTCATCAATGATCTTCTCATAGTCTTCCCTTACCTCTTCAAAATCCTCTTTACAAGCATCTTCACAAACTTTATCTTCAGACGCACCATATGCCTCCTTTATTGCAGATATCTCAGCGTCTGCCTTCTTTGCATAGTGCTTCCTAACACAAAGTAATGTAACACCACTTCCTACAATAGCTCCTAAAGAAAAATATAACACTTGTTTCATATGTAGTTTTCTCCTTCCAGTATATCCCAATCCCCAGCATAAGCCAGGGATCGAGAAATATAACTTAAATTCTATCTAAAATAGTTCCACAACAATTGAAGTCAACAAGCACCTTTTCTGCAATGTTCATGACCTCTCCATCAGAATACATACTCTTAACAGGCACTGGAACAAGCTGGAAACGTACCTCGTCATCTCCAACTCCCTTAATCCATCCAACGACATGCGAAGCCTTTACTGCATCAGTATTGATGAAGTTAAGTACTCCAAGAGCATCATACACATCATACAGGAACAAATATCCATTGCTGTCAAGCTTAGCATTAGCCAGGCTCTGAATATTTTCAAGCCAACGAACATTGTATTCAGGGTCCTTTGTAAAGCCCTTACAATCCTCCATATCAACCGCATAAGGACTAGCAATGAGCTTAACATCTCGAACAACGTCTATGTTCTTAACTTTTTCTGTCTTAATCTCACCTGTCTCAGGATCTACCTCATTCTTAATTGCATTGTCAATATGCTCAGTAATGCCATAGAGATACTTCTTGTCCTTCTCTTCACCATCCATCTCAATAACATTACCACGATACTTCTGGAACGCTTCATTAATACCTGTATAAGCAGCCGTTACCTCTGCAAGACGCTCACAGAGTTTAGCATTTTCCTTAATTAGACACTTATGACCAGAAATATAACATACTACAGAAGCTACTGTGAAACCAGCTACAGGTAAATATAACTTTGATACATCCCACAGAGCTCCTGCGTATGCGTGAGTAAGGTCCTTATTATACTGCTTCTTGCCGTAAGGTACCTTCTCGCCTTCCTCATTTTCAATCTCCTCAGCATCCTTCAGAGACTTGATGTTTTCGATGTGCTCCTTATTTACGTCGAGCACTTCGTCAACCTTTCTACCTGCATGATGAGCAGCTACTACCGCTCCACCAAGACAGATAGTTCCTGTTACCAAGAATATAACAGGACTATTACTCTTAATCTTAAGCCCAGTCTTGCCAAGCTTATTTGTCAACTTACTAAAAGCCTTCATTTTAATCTCCTCTTACATATTCATAATATTCATTTTCAGTAGCAAACAGCATATATGTGTTATACCAAGGAACCCAACCCATATAACCGCTTGCTATCAGATAACCCTTAAAAATATCACCACAAGAACTCATATATCCTCCTATACAAGTAACTCTGCTCTAGGCAGAATAATATAATACACTCCGCCATATCCACGCTTTACATAACTACCATCCAGATTTTCCCAACCATACTTGCTATCAGTGTAGTCAGGTGTGATGCCAGCATAGTCATAGAAATCTGCAACCGTCACAACATGATACTCATTAAGTCTCCAGAGCATCTTATCAAGCACCTTATTAGCGTCTGCAATGCTCTCAAACTCAATATCATCCAAATATGCCGCTTTACGGTCCTCAGGCCTTATATAAGCCCCTCTACGGGCCTCAGGAGCCCCATATGAGCTCTTTGAGACCCTCCTTGAGGTACTGATCGAGTTGTAGTTATTACGGCCTCCAGAGCCCACAGAAGGCCCTCTAGAGCCGAATAAGAACATACTGACACTGTTGCTTACAACGTTATACAATGTATCCTTAAGCGCAGGAATTATTACGTCCATGAAGACATATTCCTTAACAGATCCAGCGTCCTCATTAATAAAGGTCTCAGCAAACTTCTTGCCAAGACCCTTCTTCTTTCTTACAACTGCTCCTTCTACAACCTTTTCAGCTCTTTCTTCCACCTTTACAGGAGCTTCTTCAGTTGCTGTGTTGTATCTTGTTGAGTTACTGTTGTCAGGATACTGAGGAATATTAACTGTTCCCATTCTAATTTCCCTCCTCATCCTTAATATCAACGTCGAACTCATCATCAAAGTCGTCAAGGTCATCCATCTTGACTACCTTCTTTACAGCGTTTATGCTGTTAGTTACGTCAGTTACCTCTCCAACAATATAATCCTGAGCAGCTGATGCAACCATCCAGCTCATAACACAAGTTCCCCACGGAACAACCACCTTATCCACAACCTTATTGCCTGTCTTCTTAACAAGAGGCTTCACAATATTATCAAATGCAACTCCAGTGCATACGTTTGTTACAAATCCAATAGCATTAATTAAATTCATTTTGGCTCCTTTCTAAAATCCAAATATAATAACTCTATCCAACTTATCCAATTCACCAGGTATCTTAATGCAGCGTGCGAAAGTCAAACCTCGGCCCAACGTCGTAACTAATCACGATACAAGGCTCATTATCAGGGCTAAGACAACTGTCAAACTCAAAGTGCACACCAGTGTCAACATTCCATCCCAGATCTGCTAAATCTTCCAAGCTCTCCAATCCGAGCAAGTCAAACCACTCGTTGACCGACACAAACTCTTCGCAACCACTGCTAAGCCAGTTGTTTATCTCAATCTGCTGCTTTCTGACATAGTCGATGCTTGACCTGAAATATCTTCCGCTAATTCTGTCCTTAAACAGATAGTTGCCATGTCCAGTGTTAAATATAACTTCCTCTGATGGTGGGTCGTTTGCTACATTTTCACTTGCTATCTCGCCTCTCATCTCTGCCTCCTTCTTTTCTCCAAGGCGTTCGATAGCATGTCTCCTATAAGTGTTAAACATCTCGGAGGTTGCTGCATAAGCGGTTGTGACTGCATTAAGAGCCTTGTTACGTCTGAAAGATATAACGCCACTTGTCACAATAACAGCCCATGTAAGACCTCCAGTTGCGATTGCAGGCCAAGAATTCTTCAATACAACCTTAGCCTTCTCCTTTCCAGTAGGTTCATCAATCTCAGATAAGTCTACTGAGGTGTCAAAACCTGCTTTGAAAGCAAAATATCCGGTAGCAGCCACTCCCAAAATAGCTACTCCGGATAAGATTACTTCGCTATGATTACTCGCAAAAGACTTAACAGCGTGTAATCCAGCCTTTAGCTTGTTCACAATTGTCTCCTCCTTTCGTGATGAAAAAATATTAGAGAATGAATTCTCTATTATAGGCTTTGTATTCTCCGCGAATATTCGGTATCAAATTTTGTATCACTTCCTGGTACCCAGCATTCTGGGTCATCTGGAATATAAGGGTCTTCATTAAGCCTAATAATAAGCGCGCCGTCTGTAGTGTAGCTGTCAGCATAGACCGCCAGATAATATCCAAGAAAGCTTGAGTTCCAATAGAACGTGTCATCAATAAACCATCCATAATGCCAGCCAAGCATCTCATCATGCTCCTTATTTGGATGTGTGATACCTAAAATATCCAACCAATCATCAAGCCATACATGCTGAGATATAGCAAACTCCTTATTCAACTCTATCTCTGCAGCCAACAATTCAACCTGTGTAGCAGAGAAATATGTCTCAGTATATGGCTCATAACACCAGATACGGTCACTATCCTGATACTCCTTATGGATATCAGTCATTCTGGCGTCTGCAACCACGGCTTTACGTATCTCGGCTGCTTCCTCAGCGCCGTAACGGTCACTGATGGCTATGTCATAGCGCTCTACCATCTTATTAGCGAAGGCTAACGATGCAACCACAGCCTTATCAGACTGGATATCCAGTATTCTAGCAGCAACCATACATCCAACGGTTGTGACACCAACAGCCGCTGGAAGAATATAATTCTTTACCTTGTCCTTTGTTTCCACCATATGCCCCATACGCTCGTTCTTAACTGCTGCTCTGGCAGTGAGAACCGCTGTAGTAGGCACACCAATACAGGCAGTACCAACCAAAATATCAGGCAAATGCTTTAATAACTTTTCTTTGACCATCTTCTCCGTCCTCTTCTGTATTCTTTGATTGTGAATTTAAGGGCCTTAACCAGGGCTTTTGCCTGGCTAGGATCCATCACTACAACTGGATCAATGTTTGCGTCACTAAGGTGCACTCTCATTCCGATGCCAACTCCAGAAGATATCTCATAGTCATCCTCTGGATGGAGCAATGTTGGAGGAAACTCAGTTAATCCAAATATAAGTCCCGCAGTATCGTGCAAAACATACTTCTTTTCGTCACTCATAAATTCTCTCGCACCTCCTTCATAATTCTGCTAACCGTGGCAAATGACGTTGCCTTATCAATCTTTGCTATTAACTCTGAAGTCTTCTCAGGCTTAAGACAGAAGTCCTTTAATATATGCTTGCAGCGCCTCTTGTATGTGTCCAATGTCTCTTCATCAGAATATCCATAGCTTTTGAAGTAATTGCCCTTCTTGCGAGTACTCATCTTTTTCCATCCTCTCTAATAGTTGTAAGCCATTTCCAAATATCATCAGCCATTCTTCCACTTATTGTGTTCACCAGTTCTCCGTATTTGTATATACGTATCTCGCCTCCGTCAAGACCTACCTGGTTCTTGTCACGATAAGCTATGAAGTATGTGTTGGGCTTGTAGTCTTCTGGGTCCTTGTGATGGCTCATTAACAAAACGAGAGCGACCATCATTATAGCCGCTCCCAAAACCATTGCTGATATAACCAGCAATATAACTTCCATATGTGTCATCTCTTATCCTCCTTAAACTTAATAGGCTTATGAGAATGCTCGTTCCAGCCCTGTGTAAGGCAGGAGTTGCAAGGTTCCTCAACCTCGTCAGTGTCTTTGAATATGCACTTCTTACAGTACTCTGTGAAATATACTTCCTTTGTCTCGTATTCAGCCATTGTTATCCTCCTCTCTCGTTATCTTCAACGGTCCATTAATATCATAGAACTCTACAGGCCTTTCAAGCTCAGCCATGCGCTTCTCGTAGCGTTCATTGCACTGTCTTATTCTTTCATGAATATCATTTATTTCGTTTAAGGTTGTTTTTATGTCATTATCCTCGCTTTCTGTCTGCTTTTTCAAGGCCTCATAATAACCTTGTGTATATGCTTTTTGTAATGCACTTACATTTTGTATAGCAGTTGCCCATTCTTTTGTCACATCTTCGCCAAACATGTGTAAGTTCTTTGCATATGTGTACGCTAATGCCAATACTTGTAAGTCTTCCTTGGCTAATTCTTCTAACAAAACTTCTTTCTTTGCTTTCCGCCCCTTATTTAAAAACATTTTTTATCCCTCGCTTTCTGCCTTATCTAATGATATAAATGTCTATATTCCATTAACTCTTTAAGCCAATCAGCACGCTGTTTGTATTCTTTGGCACGTTCGCGGCAGACATCATCATCGTTCCATTCGCCCAACACCGCTTGTTCATCTGCTTCTTCTTCATAATACTTTATAGTTTCTTCAAGTGTCATTTTCTCCCTCGCTTTCCATTTTTGCTCCACAGTTAGGGCAATATTCAAAGTTTTGCCACTTCATAGTAGGGCTAAACTCTAACTTAAATACCTTCTTGTGACATTCTGAACAATAAACACCCTCGTTAGCACATTCATCTAATATTATCCACTTTCCAGTCTTTCTCTGAGGTGTTACGGATGGCAAGTTGCATATTTTCTTAAACTGCCATTCATATCCTTGTATCTGTCCTTGCTCTGCAACTCTAATAGCTTCCTCTCTGCTTATTGCATCCTCGCAGGGCTGCTGCTTTTGCACATTATTTAATAAAATTTGTTTAAGTCCTTCTTTATTAATTTTTATCTGCAAAACATTTTCACAATATGGGCGGATAGTTTCAAATATAAATTCTTCTTGATTTTCTATTGCTTGCATAGTCATTTCTTCAACTATTTCTTTAACTTCTTTACCAATATCAATTCTCATTCTTCTACCTCACTTTCAGCTTGCGTAAAAAGGACATTTACCCTGTTCACGCTCCTCACAAGGCTGTTGCTCTAATGCCTTGATCGCCGTATCACACGCTTGTTTCTGCTGAATAGTACATATTTCAATATCATTTTTGAGCACATCAATTGCTTCTTCATTCGTCATTCGCTATCACTCCCCTCTATGATGGTTGGTGTATACCCGTCATAACTCAACATCTTTTCAGCATCTTGAATTGTTCCCTTCTCTCTTCTATAGTCACGATTGCCTAAAGATTTTAAGACTTTAATTGTTTCATCGGCATCAATTAACCTTCCATGATGCTTTGGAAGTGGTGTGCCATTTCTTATAGCTGAATATGTCCTTGGTGCATAACTTTTAGATATATCAGGAATATTCTGTATTCGCTCATAATCATCTTCATCTATCTTAATTACTATCTCTATCATAAGTGTTTACCTCTCTTTCTCGCTCTGCGAATGCTCCCTCTTGGTTTCTTCTGTGGATGTAATAATTCATACCTCTGGTAAGGTTCTAATTTATTAAGCGCTTCTAATAATGTGCCAAATGTTTCATCTAGTGTCTCGCCGATCCTTACCAATGCATTGATTATCTCGTCATTAATATCAATTACATTCATCCTCACTTTCCTCCTCATACTCACAATCAGTAATATCTGAGCAAAGATGTCTATATTTTTCGCACCATAAAACTGCTTTTGCCTTTCCTGGTGTAATCTCTTCCCAATGACTAATATCAGAATATACGCAATCATCACAATTCATTGACTTTGCTTCATCTTTTTTCAACTCCCATAAATCCCTTCTTGTATCTTCTCCCCACTTACATGCAAGGCATATGGAGGGAACATTTTCCCATTTGCATCTTCCACAAGTATGGTATTTTTCATCAGCTATCATTTCTTCATTCGTCATTTGCTATCACCTACCCTTCTCCAACAAAAACACTCGCTGTGATTGTTGCCGACATACCTTCAGTATCCACTTCATAAGTTATGTTCTCTTTAATTGCTTCTAACAAATCCATTGCAACAGCTCGTTTTGCAGGTTCAATAACTCCACTATCCATATATACAGGAATTATTCTCTTTGCCCGATATTCTTGAAAATGCATTGTGGAATATATAGTTTTAATAGGTCTATTATATGCGTCATAAAGTTCCTGCATAAGAGAACTATCTCCAATAATTCTACGCATCAAATCATTATCAGATTTAAGCATTTTCATTTCTTTTTTCAGTTTCTTTGCTTTCTGCCTCGCATTCATCCCCAATTACCCCTTTCCTATAATTGTCCGATGATCTAGCATCAACCGTCTCGCACTCTCCCATTCTTAACCAAGACATAAATGCATTTGCACAATCAGCACACACATCAAAAGTCTGTAAGCCTCTGCAATCAATATCTATTGTTTTTATATGAAACATCCTATTACCTGCATAACTTGGCCTTTTATCTATTTTATCTGATAACATATAAAACCTTTTACATCTATCGCATCTCTTAGCATCCATTGTTTCATATTCTCCTTGTCGCCTTAAATATTATTGTTAACATATTTCCACAAGCATCACAAACTAAATGCTCTTCCTTATCTTCAAACTTTATTTTATTTAGTTCAGGTTCTATACGAGGTATTGAACCTCTCTGTATTTCTTTACCACATATAAAGCATTTATCCATTGCGTCACCTCCTACCAACTCACAGCAATATCAATCTGTGTCTCGTTATATGCAGCAAAACCACCTGTATCACAGACTAGGGCTGTCCCAAGACTTGTCTCAACAACACTTCCCCTAGGTCTTATACTAAACGCTGCCGCACACATCACGTAGTCACCTAGCATCTTAACACCGTCCTCACGAACCCAATAAGGGTACTCCTCTTCAGAATATCCAAGTCCTCTCATGATAGACACAACACCACTCATATTAAGGTTGTAGTATGTCTCTTTGCCAGAGGGGCCATTAAAGACCCCTGCGGACTTGGTTAAATGCTCTGAGGCAGGTCCATTTACATTGGAGGTAGCAATCTCAATAACATCGTATCCCTGCTCTTCAAAACACTCTTCCACTGAAATATAAGAGCTGTCATCAATGATGGGCTCATTTTCTGTTCCAGTTCCAATAGGATTAGGATTGGTTATAGCTATAACGGACAAAAATATAAAACTCTCTAACATAGTTCCTCCTTAAAGCTTCTCTTCAATATTAAGTATCATCTTCCCTCTTCCGGCCGTAAAAGTAGCTACACGGCCGTCTGTGAAGAATATAATTACACTATTCTTTTCCTTAGAGTTCTCCTTGTACTTATCAACCAAAGGAACCATCTCAGGATTAAGTATTGTAAAAATCTTGTACGTCTCTACTGCAGTCATTTGTTACCTCCTAAATCAAAGTAATCATATACAACCTCTTTAAGGTCATAGCCTTTGTCTAACAAAATTAAAGGAATATCCATTTCGCCTGCGCTTTTTAAGTCATCTTCCAAGCAATCGGCATGTGACCACGCTCTGTAATCCTTTTCGGACCTGGTGTTCAAATATCTTTTCCTAAGACCTTGCTCCCATTCGTCCTTTATCTTCGGATTAGGCATAATGACAACACTCTTTATGTCCTTTGCCTGACTGAAAATATAACGAACTGGATAATGGCAGGACGTAAATACGTAATAACCCTGCTTAGCAAGATCCATAGCGATGTTTGTGTAGCCTACATACCAGTCAATAAGCTTTATATGGTTCTTATCTGGATAGTAAAAACAGCTACTTTCAAGATCTATGAAGTCCTTTCTACGCTTGCACAGAGTTGACTTACCAATTCCAAAATATCCACATATTATTCCGCCCATCTGTTCTCCTTTCTAAAAGAAAAATATAAGCCCATGTTATTTCTAACATGAGCCTATACTCTAAACCACTAATTTACATTCTTACTAAACACATTAGGGATCATGTGCTTGTTGCTCTTGTAAGCTACGGGTTCATCACTCTTCTCTTCAGCATATCCTTCTCTCTGAAACTGGATTGCCTGCTGTCCCTGCTGATAAATACCAAACACCTTAAAGCCTGCCGTAATCGCTGTACCTACGATACCAAGCACTGCTGCCAGCTTAGTCACCTTAATCTGCTTTTCCTGAATACCCATCTGCTTTTCCTGGATTTCCAAATTCTTATCCAATTCCTGCTTCTTGAGTTCCAAGTCATCAGCCATTAAAGCTAACTTCTCTGAAACATTCTGCTCGTTCGTATCCGTATCATTGATTGCTGCAATTGCCTTACCGATTGCTTCGATCATCTTCGGATCATCAGTTTCTTCCAACTTCTTCTGAAGCGTCTGCCTCGTGTCCGCAAGTGTTAAATACACCTCTTCACTTTCATTTACTTCATTCACATTTTCCATAATACACCTCCGTATTAAAATATAAACTTTATAGTTCCACTCTAGTGCATGTTTTTGTTGCGATTAGCTATTTTTCGCCTTTTACGTACTTCTTCTCAAGATCTGCAATCTTCAGGTCCTTAAATGCCTTTGTAATACTGAGCTTATACTTCTGACTGTCAATACATACCATTGAAAATATAATAGCCTTCTCAATCTCCTCAGGAGTAGCTCCATTAACTGTCATTGCCGTAATTAATTCTGAACAGTAATTAGTCCACTCCTTTCTAGTATCCCTATCCGGGACATTATGCGGATCAAAGTACTTTTCTCTAGTCTCATAAAGAGAAGAAGCAAGGACTTCTAATCCCTGCTTCTTAAGAAAGTTATTTAATTCCTTTGCGTTCATAAAAATCACACCTCCTCTGCTTCCATAATGTAATACTGCACTTCAGCGATGTGACTACCCCACTTATACTCAACGCCAAGAGTTCCTGCAGCAAGTCTACACTTGTTCTTAGTCTCCCAAGTTCCATAAGTTCCATTGCTATGGCTCCAAATATCAAAAGCATTAATCACTTCAAATGGCGCTACGCCTAACTCAAGACTATCCAAACACTTAACTGCGTCATCATGGTTATTGAATACCTTGAAAACCCCAGAGGTCTTGAGGTCTCTCTTATCGTCTATGATTATTTCATAATTTACAACAGAAACCATCTTCATAAATATCACTCTCCCTTCTTAGCTACTGTAGCTAACTTCTGCTCATGATTGCAAATATCCTTGAGACGACCATTGACGATGTTAAGATCTGAATGGACCTTACCGAGAGTATCGTCAATACTGTCAAGGTCAATATCCAGATGATTAGCCATCTTAGTCTGTCCCTCAACCAGCTTACCAAGGGCATTCTCCAAAGTATTAAGCTTCTTGCGGGTCTCCGTCTGCATAGCAAGAGAAGCCTTAAGGGTCTCATTAATAGCATGAAGCCCCGCAAGAAGGCTGGAGGTGTCAATATTAACTACGGCTTCAGGAGCTGCCAACTTAGTTGCTTTCTCCTTCTTAGTCTCGGTGGTATCGAGGATGTACTTCTTAGCATCAAAGCCAAAGAAGTCACAAAGCGTCATCAAAATACTTTCCGAAATGCAGCCCTTTCCAAGGCAGTTGCCCAAATATGTGTGGCCCTTACCTAAGATAGTCTCTGATATCTTTGCTAAACTGATCTTAGTTGCACGCAAATCTCTATCAAGTAACTCACTATTAATCTTTACTGTGTCCATTGCGTATCTCATAACTGCTACCTCCTTTTAAATATAAATTAGTTCTCTGCTAAAGCATCCCACATAGCTTCATAATCGTCATGATAGTCCTTCTTAATGAGCTCCATAATTTCATCAAATTCCTTAGGATCGATGTTAATACTAGCAACCGTAGGCTCGAGGACGAATGCTAAAGACCACCTGTCATTAGGCTCCGTCTTCCAGTTGAAATAACCATCGGCATCAAAATAATGCTCGTTGCCATCCCAGTTGTCTGCCTTTGCAATCTGCTCAGGTTCGTGATCAACAATTGCCGCACTCTTATGCCAGATAGAACCAAGAATAACCGTACTAACAGCACAGCCTGCAATTTCCCACTTGTGCTTCTTAACCCAACGACCGAAGTTACGTCCAATAGCCTTAATAGCCTGCTTTGATGTGATCTGCTTCTTTTCTTCCTTCTTTTCCATCTGCTTGTCCTCCTTGAATTCCTCATAAGCATCCTTATGTTCCTTGAACACCTTGTAAATATCCTTCTTTTCCATCTTCTTATCCTGCATCTCCTTTAAAATATTAATGCATTCTTCGCACTTGGCCTTAATCTCTTCGTTTATCTTAAGATTACTATCGTTAATACCGTCAAGCATAGCATTGGCCTTAGCAAAAGTCTTATATGCCTCGTGAATATCCTTAGCGTCCTTCTCTGCATAAATCTGATAACGATCTGAAATTCCCATTTTCTTATCCTCCTTAACAGAAATTAGTAATAGTATTATTAATATCATGCTTGTAATCACTGACGAGTGAATTGCATGCCTTTACAACCTGTTCCGGTTCAATATCCCTAGCCTTAAGATTATCCGCTATAGGATACAAAAACATACGTGCCTGAAATTCGTCAGTATTGTATGAACCGTACCAAGCGCCTCCATGCCCTGACTGAACAGCTATGCAGGGAGTATTCTTCTCATTGCTAGCACGAAAGATACTAGCAAGATCATCATAATCGTCTCTTTCCTCAATAAAGCTATCCTTACGGATCTTATAGCCAATAACCACACCTGTAAGAACACCAGCAACAGCCATAATAGTATAGCGATGCTTACTAACAAAGCTCTTTGCAGTAGTACCAGCCTGCGCAATCCTCTCATCTCTAAGTTCTCTCTTCTTTGCTTCTAATCTTTCCTTGAATTCGTTCATTTGCGTTTCCTCCTATAAATTGTTTAACTCGTCCTTAAGTTCTTTTAACTCTAACTCCTGTGACTTTATGGAAGCCTCTAACGCATCAATTTCATTCTGTAACTTCTTTCTCTTGTTAGCACGTATCTCGTCTTCAGTTAACTTACGAGGTTCAGGAAGTAAATAATTGTAAACGACCTTATCTCCGAATATATACTTAATTTGCTCAAGATTGCTAAGCATCTCAAAGTCCCATCCGATCGATGAATCTGCAGCTTCGTCTTCAATATCGTAGTATCTATCATAGTACGAATCGCGATAATCTTCTGACCAATTAGCCGCTGCCCATTGTTCCTCATTGAGATCAGCTACTGTTAAAACTGCGTAACGATTTCTGATGTAATTTAGTTCATTTGCATACGCCTCTTCTGCGACTTCTTTTGTATAAAGTCCAAGACCGAATAATTTCATACCCTTATCCTCCTATAAAATATAATCTCTGCAAAAACTTAAGGAGCATGTATTTCTACATACTCCTTAGAGTTAGTCTCTAAACCGGATCATTTCCAGTCCATACCCACAACAGATTGCACCACTTATTTAATAACAATCCACCTGCAAAACCTGATATAGCACAAGCTATCCAATAAATTACATGACTCTTCTTAATCATATTACTTATCCTCCTTGTTCATATAACAAATCGCAAATACTGCTACAATACATAAGATTGCAAATGCCGCCATAGTACACCTCCTTAAATTTACCTATTATCGACTTCACTATAGCATATGTATTTTTTGCGGATTAAAAAGAAAAGACCAGGAACTGCACTAAACGCTAGTCCCCAATCTTTTTAACTAAACTACCTTCTCTTGAATAACGCCTTGATAATACACACTGTTATAAAAATATCAAGTGCTACAAAACCAAGCACTGCTATTACTGGTAAACCAAATACCAGTAATCCCAATACTAAAATCACTAACACTACCAATATTGTTAATAACACTAATAATGTAATCATGCTGTTACCTCCTTAAATTCGTTCTATTAAGGAACGTGTATTAATTGCGATATTTATCTAAAATATAAAAGAACTGGTGATATGCCTTGTAGTACTTTCTCTTACTACATGACGTAATCCCAGTTCTTGCAACCAAAATATCATAGTTAACATTGTTCTGCACTCCACACTGTACCATGGATGCTACTTCCTCGCCATACAGCCTAGCAATATCATTTGCAGCGTATGCAAACGGGTTAATCCTGTGCGAAAGGATATCCCGCATTTCTGCAGCCTCCTCTACGCTGCTCCAACGCTTATTGGTAGGATCAACCTTAGTTTCTTCAGCATACCTCTTGCAAATATAAACACAGTCTTCATACTGCTTAAACAAATCATTTATCTGCATACAATAGTACTTAAGCTCTAAGCGTCTCCATTTAGGAATATAAAACTTATTGTTCTTACTTAACTCTGTTCTAACACTAGTACCCATATTATTTACGTCTCCTCTAAACACATAGTCATCATTGTCACAATAACGTTCTAAGCACTTCGCAAAATATCCACCGACAAAAGCTATAAGAATTGCTATAAATATCTTCCAGCTTGCAGTTACTATCATGTCTCCATTCTCCTTTCTAAAAAAAAAACTAAAAGGAGCTGTAACGGGCTATCACCTCCGTTCAAACTCCTTTGAGTTTCATAGTTATTAACCTTCTTCTACATCCTGGTTATTGTCCAAGTTATCCTGCTGTCCATCATCTAAATCAGCCTGATCATCGCACAATTCAAACTCGCCATCGATCTCATCTTCGTTAGCATTGTCGTCCTTCTCAATTCCTGCTACGCTGTCACTCTTGAGTGTTGTCGCTATATAAGCTCCAGCTCCCATAATAGCACCTACTCCTGCTATCACCTTAAGCTTGGGCTTAACCCACGTCCAACCATTCTTAAGCTTCGCCTTAGCATTCTTTGCTAAAACTCCAACTGCTTCCTTAGTTGAAATATCAACGTCTGCTGTCATTATACCATTCTCATCAGCCTCATTGACCTTTTCTGCGTTAAACTTAAATTCCATAATACACCTCCATGTATATAAAAATATTTATTAACTACCTACTAGGAGACATGTATTTTTTGCGAAAAAAATAAAACGTGTAAAAAAAGAGAACCGAAGTTCTCTTTAACTACTTAATGCCAGCTGTCTATTCCTTCATAAACATCTCCATTTTCCAAAGTTACTTTTGCTTTGCATATTGATACATCGCCTATACGCTCCATCTCACAGTAAGCTATTCCGTCTTCTGTTACATACTTCATAACTACTAATGCTCTGTCCGTATTAACTCCGCATTCACATGCTACACCAGAACCTTCAAAATCGTCAACATTTACAAATTCATAATCGCTTTCATTAGCGGTTAAATTTTCTGCCTCGATCTCTCTTCCATAAAAACCAACTACCATCATAATTGTTGTTAAAATAACCATAATCTTCTTCATAATTATACCTCATTATCTTTCTCCCATTACTGGGTAATTTTGTTTTATAGTTCTATAATAAGATATGTAAATTCCGCGAAAAAAAATAATAAATGTATGTAGGCTATCACCTCTACTATACATTTATTATTTGAATAAATTATTTGTTCTCTTCAACTTCAAGTATTCTTAATTCTTTAATAATAGAACTATTCAAGTAAAAAGTATTTCCATTTATATGCTCGAATACAAAGAAACCATCTTTTAAGGTTACTTTTACTTCATCGCTATTAAAAAACCTTTTTGATGTTGTCCCATTATTTACATAATCAATCAATACAACTTTCTTCATAGTTAAATCCTCCTTAATAAAATATTTATTTTCATTATAGAAGGTGTAAATTCCGCGAAAAAATAAGGACATGTACTGAAGTACACATCCTTTAAATCTTTAGTCTTCTAATATAAAATCTTTTAATTCTCTTCCACAATACAATAATACTACAGCTCTCATAGCTATAGAACTCGGATCTGTACCCCACTTAATATGTTGTACAACCGTTATTACTACAACTGCTAAAAGCACTATAAAATATACTGTTGTCATTAATCCTTTCATTTTATTTACCTCCTTTTAATATTCTATTAAGAGAAGTGTAATAGCTGCGAAAAAGAAAAAGGCCGTGTAACAATTACACAGCCTAAATCTAATTCTTTTACTTTGTTTCATATCCCTGTCTTTCAGCAATTAAGCCTTCCAAATCAACTGGTTCGTCTCCACGAATGTTGTATTCCTTTGAATCAAGATACCTCGGTCTAAAACTAAAGCTAAACGTCTTACGATAACTATCATCTGCTTCCGCATAGACGGTTAAATCGCTTATGTCGTCAACCTTAATATTATTAACTTCAAGCCATCTCTTCAAAAGTCTAAACACATCATTAAACTCTACCTTTGTTAACTTTTCGCCTCTAAACTTTGCTGTTTCCTTTGAATAATCTGACATATTGCTGTCCTCCTTTTTAATAAAATTAGATTTTACTCTATTAAGAGGCATGTATTTAATGCGAAAAAGAAAAAGGCCATGTGTTTCCACATAGCCCTAATTCTCTACTGTAAATTATTCTTCATCTTAAAAAAGTACTTACAATTAGTTTCCAGTTCAAGTTTACCAGTTATCGCCATATCACAAATATCCATTATAACGTCTTCAGGCATAGATTTACCATTGATTATTAAAGACTTTAACCAGTCCATAAATTCGTCCCCGTAAATCTTTCCTCTGACCTTCATATAGCTTGCAATAAAGCGAGAATAATAAATACCCTCAAACATCTTGTTTTCAAACATATTGCTGTCCTCCTTATTAATAAAATTAGATTTTACACTATCATCAGAGGACATGTATTTAATGCGAAAAAAAAAGACTGCATGTAAAACACACAGTCTTAATCTTTTTAATAAACAGGTAAGCTTAAAACATATACCTGCCATAAAATATTACCATTTACTTCTAAATATCTATTATTATCACTATTATAGAAATAAGGTACTTCTGTTTCATCGTCCCATAAATGATACTCACAATTAATTTCATATGAATCAGCTCTGCTGTTCATTTCATTAATTGCCTCATCCAGATCATAAAATAATCTTACCTTATCTGCATGATAAATAGACTTATCTACCACTACATGAATAATATTCTTTGTCGGCTTTCTCATTTTATTTACCTCCTTTTAATATTCTATTAAGAGAAGTGTAATATCTGCGAAAAAAATAAGGACTTGCAAAAATTGCAAATCCTTATTTTTAGAATTATCTTCTTCTTAATATTACTACTTTGCCATGGTCAATACCATAGTTCCAAGGCGTAGATCCGTAACGACCATACTTATCTTCAATCCATATTAAAGCTGTATCATCGAAATTAACCTCTTCGATTTTCTTATCTAATAAGTCCCTTTCTTTGAACATCTTCTTCAGGATTTTCAAATACTGTCTTACTGTTAAATCTTCACCGTTAACCTTAATCCAATTATTTTCCATGTTTTGTATCCTCCTTAAAATTTATTCTAATAGGAGGCATGTATTTAATGCGAAAAAAAGACTGCATGTAAAACACACAGTCTTGATTTGATCACTTTACTTTAATAGCTCTAAGCTTATTAGTAAAAACATCATACCGCCATATAACATCTTTTGTCGCTTCTTCTAAACACTTAAATCCAGATGTCTGTATTGTAGTTCTGAGTATTTCCAGATCAAAATTAACAAATTCCAAAATCCTAAACCAATCTGCCGGATTAACTTTCTCAGCTCTCATGATTTCAAGACAATAGATATCGCCAACTGTCTGTCCAAACCAAAACCTAATACTTTTATCCTTAATACTCGCAATAAATGCTGTTATCAAAAGCTTTACCAAGATAATTACTTCCTTAAATTTTCTTACCATAATATTGCTCCTTTCGTTAAATAAAGTTTACGTTATCATTAAAAGAGCTGTATTTAATGCGAAAAAAATAAAACGTGTAAAACTTAAGGAACCTGTATCATCTACAAATTCCAATTATTAAATTTCATCCATTATTGTCTCTATACTCTTTCATTGCTTCTGCTAAACTAGTACCATAAATTACTACTCTATATCCACCAATTATTACTGTATAAGCCTTAATTTCATTATTCATAATATCACCTATATCCTTTCTAGGTTCCTTAGTTTCTTTCTACTATAGAATGTGTAAATCCTGCGAAATATAAAAGCAGCCCCGCAACCTTAGTAAACTAAAGCCACGGAGCCGCAAGGATAAGGGGTGTGATATAGAATATAGAAGGAAAAGCTTAGTTGGTCCAGTCCCAATTAAATGTTCCTGTGAAAGAACTTCCGTTAGGAACGGTTACAGGACTATCTAATTTTGTTACAGCGTAGAGCACATCGTTAGTAGCTCCACTAGTGTTATATGGCACTTTTTTAACAAAGCCAAGTTCTGTAATAACTTGGTCACTGCCAGATGAATTAGTACCAGTTACTGTGTATTCCCTGTATAATCCATCCGTATCAAAAGTCAAATTTGCATTGTATGCTAGATTTGTGAAGTTTGATGAAATATCATTAGCTAGGCAATACTCAGTTCCATCATATGTATTATCACCAGTTCCAATGATGATTTTGTAGTTCTGGTCGCCTCTGTAAAGAGTGTTAACTGTGTTTAGCTCTACATTCAAACTTGGAGATGGATAAATAAGAGCGGGGACATCATTGCCTGATATATCTTTTATGCCATAGCTTTCTGTTGCAGCACTTGATTTAGCATTTGAAAAACTTCTAATCAAATATTGTAACCTACAATAATTATCAAAAAGTTTTGAATTTGATTGATTGCATGTAGGACTTACATTGTACCTAATTACAATTATTCCGCCTGGTGCAACGGTTATTGGCGTATCTAAGTCTTGTATAAATGCTGTTATTTTTTTTACAACGTCTGCAGAGTCTCTAGTAACGGCTTTATACCAACCAAATTTGGTTATTGTTTGGCTAGTATTAGTGTTGTTGATATATTGGAATGATTGCACGGCCCTATGATTACCGTTCTCAATAGTATTTACTATCATAGGCCTTCCCAGCATCTTAAAATTTCCTGTTATTTCATTTAATAGAGAATTTTCTGTTCCGTCATAAATATAATCTCCGGTCAATAAAGCTGGTGGATTAGACGATACATAAGGGTTCCAAGATCCATCCCCAAGTCTTGCATCATTGACAATAAAAGGTGTTCCACCATTATAGCCATTTACAGTACTTGCATATGATTTAAGAGTAGGATTTAATTTGTTGCCTTCCGTATCATAAAGACCAATATCAATACTATAAGGTGAAGAGGTTGACGCTGAAGCATAACTCTCAACACCATGCATTAACCTAAACCAGTTTTCAAATATCATGATGTCACCTCCACATTACCTGAGATAGACACCTTAGCACCTGCCTCTATTACGTTACTACCGCCACTTGGCAAGCTGTATGTCACACCATTTACAGATATAGATGTTAGTGTCTCTGTTGGAGTATCTTCAGGGTTGGCTATGACTGATGAACCACTATAATGTATTCCGTTTAATATAAATTCTCCCATGTCAATTCCTCCTTTTAATCTGTGGTTTTGGTGTAAATGATCGTTGCAACAATATAACGTCCTGTAGTCGCACTAAACGTGGTATTTGTTCTTATAGTTAACCGCTTCACCGAATCAATAACATTCATACCAACTTCAATATAATTATTTGTAGAAGGTATACGATAGGGCAAACTAGCGTAAACAGAGTTTGATGGGTCTACAAATGTTGCTTCTTTTACAGTAACAAAGTCAAGATTGGTTACACTGAGTCCATAATAAGTGTAATCAGCCCACAGTTCATCATTCACTATTTTCTTAGTTATCTGATACAAAGGCTTCCCATCTATCCAAGTACCGATCACTTGTTCTTCGGTAGAATAGTGCACGCTAGGCACACCCAGAGTAGTGTATTTACCAGAACCGGGGGTGTCGGTGGTTTTAGTGTATTGGATAGTGACATATAAGCGTCCAAATGATGTTGGATAACTGTTAAACTCGGCTACATTTACCGCAAATTGTTTTGTGTCTGGAACGTATCTGCATCGGGCGTATGCATTAGCTGAACTCGAAGAAGGTTTTTCAATCATGTCAACGGAATAAAATTTTCCGTCTCTTATAAAATTTCCATGCCAATCGACCATTTCATCTATGTCTAATGCCGATAAGTCAAAGAAGTTTGTACTTTCTCCAATTACTGTTGTTGCGCTATATAATGTCTTCTGATACAGCGGTTTCCCGTCAGTCCAGACACCGACTTCTCTTTCAGTAGTGCTATATATTACTGGGTTAAAATATTCTCCTGGTTTAGTTGCACCACCGTCAGTAATACAATACAAAATATCATCAGTGAGCTTACTGCTTGGAAGTGCATCGTATTCAGCTTTAGTAATTTCCTGATAGGACTTTATCTGGGCAATATTGTTTTCATCGAGCACGCTTGCCCCATTAATATAAACGTCTTCTACGTTTCCTTTATCAGGGAACGGGAACCATGTACCATTTAACTTAGCGTAAAGAGTGTTGATATTGGTGGGAACTGAAGATTCTATAACACTTGCATAAATATCATAAGTGTTACCGTTATACTCAGACCTGTTAATCGAAATAGAGTTGCCATTAATTGTAAAAGTTACATTGTCATATCCATAAATTAATTTTACACTCCCTCTTGGATAAACGTCTTGCTTAAGTACAATAACAGAATTGGCAATTCCGACCATGCTGGCAAATTTTAAATGATAATAATCAGGGGTTAAATCGACAGTAACAGTTTTATGGTATTCCCCACTGCCCATTGAGATACTAGCAATTCTGGTATACGATCTCTCGGTATTAATACCGTCATACTTAATAAAAATATCATTATCCTCACCAACATTAGCTGACGGTGTATTGGTACCGCTTAGAATGTTATTAGCGTCAGGCACATAAATATAATGTTCTACGTCATTAACAGTTATTGTGGCGAGAAGGGTTCCTGTGTTGTATTCGGTTGTGACTGATACAATAGAACCCACCACGTCTTCTGGAGCGTAAATGTTATAGTCGGTTCCGTCTACACCAATGGTAGCAAGCCTAACACCTTCAGACAAAACTGGAGTAACTGTTACAGATGATCCTCCACTCTCGTCTACAAGCTCCTTAAGGAGAGCTTCCACTCTACTCATTGGAGTGATGCCTCCATACTTTCTTAATATAGCTTCAGCCCTGCTCATAGGCTCTACGGGCTGTTCAAAATCTGACATAATATTTACCCTCCTTTATCCGACGTATGTAAGTTTTATAATAATAGTATCAAAGGCAACCGATGAGCTTTGATTTGGTATGGAAAGTGTTGCTGTTGAATAATCAGAGCTCATTGCTATAGAAGGTGTGACTTCTTCCCAAATCTTAGTCGAGGTTCTACGCACATGCACTTCGGCTGTCAAAGGAATAAAGTCATACTCAGCGCCTAATGCGTTACCTGATGACGCGTATTTTGCCACATTATCCGGGTGCAAAGGTATGTTATATGTTACCGAACTAGGATAAGTGCCCGCTGTAGATCTAGCTGTGTAATACACTTCATAAATATCACGATGTGCCATGGTGTTTATTGTGCTCGTAGCGTAATACTTATTGAAGTCACCATTCCAAATATCAATCTTTCTAATACGGTAGAAATATGTATAAAGATTTGTAACAATCTTAAATTTTGGAACAGTTCCAGAATCACCAGGAATATAAAGCTCAGTATTACCACTATCTGTGGTGTAGTCAGCGATTTTAGTACCAGAAGAAAATACTGGTGTTAATACACCGCCTCCTCCGCCCGATCCAATGGGCTCGCCATTTAATATCATCGTGCCTTTAATAGCGTCCATTTTAATAGTTTCTGTATATGTGCCATCGCTGTTAATGTAACCTGCTGAGAATACTGTTCCACTGCCTTCTTCACTATTCTCTAAAGAAGTATGTACTTTGTAGGAGACATCTCCAGGGATATCGCCCTCTTCATCAGGTCCCATAACTGCAGAAATACCTTGAATGCCAAGAGCCTCTTTAATATCAAGAGCTAATTGGTAGAGGTTTTCTGAATATTTGGCTATGCTCGCATCTGAAAGAGTTTTTATAGGGCCACTTGTATATGACCATGGTGTATCCACGTACTCAGGTTCAGCTCCTTCGTATATGCTCCAATGCTGATGTATAAACCCTAAATCAAGATCATTTATTACTTCTCTACCTATCTCTGGGAAAGGAGCCTCATCGATCGTTTCCAAAATATAATAAGACATATCACCAGACGTCGAAGTTTGGCGTGAGGCTACGACATATGTGGCGTCTGGTTTTTTCCTATGGCGTAAGGCTGTTCCATCATTGATCTTATCTAAATAAGCCTCTGCTTCTTCCAAAGAAGCAAAATAATCTCCATTATCGTTTTGAGTTATTACAAAATACGCCGGGCAGTAAGACAAAATATCAAGACGCCATTTAACACTATCTTCATCTATGAAGGTAATCATAGCGTCTCTTGTTCTTCTTGTTACCTCATGTCCATTGCTGCTTGTATCAACTTCCCACGTTTTATTGTTTTTGTCAAAAAATGTTTCTGAAACCCCAGGATTAGTTACCCAATAAAATTCAGATGAAAGAGTTGTTTGGTATCTATCACTATCTGGATCATCGTCAACAGCCTTACCTTGGCAAGTTAATGTGAAGAAAAACGGCATTGTTTTCTTGTAAGTATATGTTCCGTTTCCGCCAGATCTTGCTATTCTTCTCCCTGTCTCAGCGCCATTGTCAACAGGCATAAATTGGTACATATGATTAGTATAACATCGATCGCCAGCTCCATATTGGGGGTGTGGATTTGTTGGCAATGTACCAAGAACACCTTCATACCATGTGGCATCACTATTTAACACTATAGAGCTAGGATCTTCCTCAAAATCGTCCATTACCTCAAGCATTATACGGCCACAATAGCCATATAGTCCTGGTGTTTTGTTCTGTTCGATATCCAATGGAAAATATATACCAGCGTTTGGCGTACTCCAATTAAAATCTATAGGACGATACCGTGACAGTGACTGGTTGACAGTAGTTGTGTATCGTTCCTCACCAGTTATCTCTGTAAGAGGGCCAAACGCATAATCCTCAGGCTGAGCGCCACTACTATTTAATGCCCCTATAGCTAAGGATTTAGCTAAGTTCAAGCACTGCTGTTTTCTGGTTGCATCTGAGGCAACATAACCATACTTTCTGTCAAATACTTCATAGTATTCATAGTCGACGCCATCAACTTTAACCCCGGTATGCCTTGTTATGATGGCTTTCATATATGTGGGGTCATTAGTAGTATCTTTATAGAAGGAATTTTTGTTTTCCTTCCAATATTCGAGAGAGCCACTTCCACCGCCAAGACCTCGGCCAAAGTTCTTAGCCGTCATTTTGTTAAGATGAACACCGTCTTTTGATAATATAATTAAATCATTATCTTCTCGTGTCTCAACTTCCGGCAAACTATCAAGTTTCATCTATCGTACCCCCTCTTGTTATTATGCTATTGCAGTAAATATTACCGAAGTTATCCACTTGAAAAGGAGCATACTCTTCCTTCTCTGGAGAAGTAGCTCCTACCATAAATGCAATATCTTCTTTATCACAAAAGCCAGAGTAGTAAACACCATCTCTCACTGATGCATTATCCAAAATATCAATTAATGCTTCATTAAAGCTTGGATAAGTTTTTAGAGTAAATGGCTTAATAACACTCTGGCCTGTTAAAATTATTGGTTTTCGAATGAGATTGTAGTACCAGGTATTGCCTTTGTAGTCAAAACTGGTCCACTCCTCATTCAATTCGTCTTTTCTATTGTAATAAGACACCCCATCAGGTGACCTAGCTAAAAATATCACAGTGGACATCAACTCAGAACGCTTCTTTCTCTTCTTATAGCAATCATATTTAACGTAAGTAATGATTGCTGGCTCGTAACTAGCCTTCTGATAAGGTCCATCACTGGTGTCAAATACCACCGGATAATTGTAAAAATATCTATCATCGCACGTCCATGATAACTTAGAGGTAGACACTGCCTTTCTAGACAAAATATAATCAGCTAACACTCCAAGAGTGACTATTAGTTCATGTCCGTGCTCGTCAGTAATCTGGACACGTTCGTTGCCTGTGAAAGACATTGGCTTTACCCTCCTACTTATTTTTTAACTCAATTATCTCTTGCTGCAAATCATTTATCTTCTGTTCCTGTATCTGCACCAGTTTAATCAGATGCGGTATAAATTTAGAATAGTCAACCGAAGGAACGTTCATGTAATTGCCGTCATCCTCTTTGTAATCTTCTGGTATACTAACCACAAATGGCAAAATATCATTCACTTCTTCAGCTATAACACCAAACTGGTTCTTTGCCCCGCCAATCTCTGAAATATAATCAAAGCTTACAGGAGTAACATCTAAAAGCTTATATGCCTCTTCATCAGCGATAGGCTCAATATTCTCTTTTACTTTTCTTGAAGATGACACGTTAAATGCTGATGCAGTCATAGGCTTAAAGCCGGTATTGTCATAGTTGTTGCAAGATAAATAACTTTTTGTTTGGACTGAAACTTGTCCATCACTCATCATTACTACTCGGCTAATATTAGCTGTATGGTATTGTAGTCCTTCTACTGTATGCGTATGTGTTCCTTTACCGGTAACATGTCCTTGTGCATTTGTTGTAATATATGGAACAGCTAAAGTCGCACCATGAGTGGCACTTGAGGGGCCTGCCGTACCTGAACTACCATAATTA